AGAACTACTACAGATCCTGGAAGTCTCCTCTTCTCGTGGGCTTTCTGGTAGTTCATGTTCGGTCCGCAGTCTTTGTGATCCCTCGCTGTCGGAGTAGGAAGACTGGGGTATTTCTTGGTCGGAATCCCCAATTCTTTGAAGACTCCCTCCTTTAAGTTGTCCCCGTAACCGTGGTTGGTATTCCCCGGTTCCTGTGCTCTTGGTGTCGGTAGTTTGGGATTCCGAAGCTCGTCGAATAGTCTCACTGCTTCCGGATTGACTGCTTCCCTGAGATTGGCAAGCTTGGTTCTCCCCGGTCTGGTTTCGGTCACTTGCTTCCGCATTGATTCGACACTCCTCTGAGGAAGAGAGTCCATCGTGTTTGGGGTAGGCAATGATCCATATGCGTTTTCTTTCGTGACAGGCTCCCAAATCTCGACCGCTAACAATTGACCATTCAGCATCGTACCCATGCTTGGCAATTTGAAAGAGGACTTCTTGGAACGTTTGCCCGTCTTGGTGAGAGAGGAGATTTCTAACGTTTTCAAGTAAGAGGAATTTAGGTCGAATCTCCCCAACCAAACGCATGACTTCGTAGAAAAGACCGCTGCGAGTTCCTTCTCCAATTCCTCGTTGTGACCCTGCAACGGATAAATCCTGGCAAGGAAATCCGGCTGTGAGAACGTCGTACTCTCCTTGGTATGACTGGAAGGTTGTGATGTCATTGTGTATAGGAACGTTGGGAAAGTTCTTCTTGAGAACTGACTGGCAATAGGGGTCGATTTCGATAAAACGTTTCGTCTTGTATCCACCGACTAGCTTCTCTGCGGCGTACGAGAATCCTCCTATACCAGCAAAAGCATCTAGTAATTTAAGAGTCAAGCAACTTGTCCCAGATCTTGCCGTAATTTAATAGAACTGACTTCTGTTCGCCAGTTAGTATTTTTTCTTGATCAAAGTTGTCTTGCGGCTTTGCAAGGATGTCATCTACTGCCCCAAATTGAATTCTTTGGTTTTCGCAGTAGTTTCTCAATAGATCTGTCAAACATTTTTGATAGCAGTACTCTTCATATTGAATCTTGGAGAATGGAACTTTGAAAGAATAATTAACCTTGACATACATTTTTCCACCAGTGTTGTACACCTGTTCTGTTTCATCTTTGGAAAGAATTTCTACAGGAGACTGATTAATGTAGTCATCGAACTCTGCTCTTGAGGGTGTTTTCATCATGACAAATGGGTGAGACATGGGATAGGGGTGGAGTTAGTTGTCGTTGTAGAAGCCGTCTGCTTCTCTGTCGAAACGGATTTGGGCTAGGTCTGCACAATGTGCAAGATCGTATTGAGCACTAGACGGGTCAGAGTACTCAGGGCATTCTTCCAAAACATCTTCGTAATGTCTTGCAAGACTCTTAGCATTTGTTTCGTCACTCATTAGTTTCTTTAGCGGAGTGGATGGTTGATGAGTCGTAGTCGGTGTGATCGTCATAATGATCTACTGAATCGTTGTTGATTTGTTTGATAGCATCTTCTTTTGAATCTGCTTCTACTCTGTAGTCGAGATACCTATCAAGTACCATAGTTATTTCGAAAGTAGGCATCATTCGACCTCCTTAATAGTGTGAACGTTGTAGCCAGTGTTTTCTTCCATCTCAAGTTCATCGTCTTGAGTTATTTGCCAGTCCAGACCTGCTGATCTAGACATGGATTCAGCTTCGATGCGGTCAAAGGCATCAACTGTTGTGGTGTAAGTGATTGTCTTGGAAGCAGTCAATCTCCACGTTTTAAGCTCTTGCATTTTCCTCTAAATTAAATACAGAAAAAAATTTCAAAGGGTTCAGATTCGCTTACTGGAATTTCTTCTTCAATAAGTTGAGTACAAATAGTTACTAATTCATCCACTAATTGGTAATCGCTATTACCTTGGATGTAACCTTCGAGAGCATACAGGGTTGTCTCTAATTGCTTTGTAGTTAGCATTTGTCATGCTCGTAAGTGTCGTGAGGTCCATCTAGTTCCTGCTTCAGCTCACTGAGCAGGTTTTCTTTAGAAGGATGTGGAGTTGGATCAAGAATTCCTGTAAGCCTGCTTGCTAAAGCATGTAGGATTTCTTGTTCCGTAGGAAAATCTTCGTTGTCTGTATCGACAGAGAATCCTAGCCAGAAGGCATGGTTGAATTTTTTAGTGAAGGTAGGCATAGTTTTAAATAAATTTGTTCTATTTCTGGTTTAAGATCATTCTCTTCTTTAGAGAGATCAAAAAGAGACTCTAATAATTGTTTTAATGCAATTGCTTGTGAGTCTGTCAGGCATAGATTATGCATTAGATTTAATCCCCAAGATGGTAAGAATTTCGTCATAGACTTGTTTACCTGACGAGCTCATGCGGTCATAATCCCATCCCAAGTCACAGATCTTTTCAATAACTTGCTCAAATTGTTTTTGAGTAATTTTTTTAGTAATAGTTTCAGTGGTCATCTGTAACAATGCATTGGATCTTGTACCTGTCTAAATCGTCGTGGGCTTTTTCTAAAACCCATCCATAATCTTTCATCAATTCATCGGGAGGAATTTGATCGTAATCAGAACAGATAGAGGCATCGCCCATGTACTGCAAAACTTCACATCGATGCATGATTTTGTCTCTAGTTTTTGAATCCATCATGATTGCTCCGTAAATTGAATAGCTAAGTCGGCAGCAAATTGTTCTGCCTCTGATACTCGCCTGAATTGAGTAGTAAGTTCCTCTAGCGTTTCGTAGAGGGTATATTCTTGGCAGGGGTCGATGTTACCCCAGACGAACTTCTCAACGCCAGCAATGAAATCGCTGATAGTTACGTTCGCTGAATAGTCGTTAGTGCAACCTTCCATAATTACTTAGTAGCAAATTGAGAATCTTTAATTTGATCAATCACTGTCTCCAAAGATTGAACAAACTCTTTGGACAGTAGGTGATCAGGTAAGTAAGCATAATTTCTAATCAAAGTGATCAGATGAACTGCTTGCTTTTGATTGAGATCAAGGTGGATTGGTTTCATTTTTTTAATGATCAATAAGGGCAAAGTTAAGATCTTGTTCACCGAAGGCGAGTGAGTCATTCACATCAACTGGTAAACCTAATTTGTCTGCTTCTGCTTGGTCTTTGACAACTCGAGCAGAGCGTGGAAAGTCTGTGGAGTTAATCATATGGTCATAACGTCCACCCCAACTAGCGTTGAGTCTGAAATTGTCAGGTAATGTGACATCTTTAAATAGAGGAAGGTTTTTCGTATAGGCGTAGTGGATTAAGTTGGATAATTCTTGAGTCAGGATAAAAATTGCATCTCTGTATTTAGGAAGATAAAAATCTCCCGAGACATGCCATCTAAATAAGTTGGCCTTCTTGAGAAGGTTTTTGTAATTGGACTCAAGGGAAACAAGCATTAAGTCGACGATCTCATGGGTACTGAGACCATCGATGATTGCTTTGTTATGAGCACGAGCTCTTTGTACGTTTGAATAAACCACTTCGCCTTTAGCTGCATAGCAGATGTATTCGTTCTTGTCTCCTTTAACCAGCTTGACTTTGCCGTCTGAGTCGACGACAGCCATTGCCCAACACTTGTCAGCACCGGGGCAGGTTTTACCAGCTGGAAGACTGAAGTTGATGACGTAAAGACCTTGCTGTTGAAGAGTCTTTTTAAACTTCATATTGGGTGGGCTGAACTTAAGAAATCCCGGCCCGAGCAATTTCATATTTTTGCACGGTTGATAAAGGACACCACAAAAATTCTCTACAGTAGAGTTGACGATTTAGTTGTTATGACAGAAACACCAACAACAGGTACTGCTAGTAAGGATGACAAGGCTAAGAAGTCTAAAGGTCCTCTTGGCAAATTGCGTGAAGCAATAGACGATCAAGAAGAACAAGTAGCCATATTGGGTACATTTGTCAGGCTTGGAGTAGTCGTATGGGCCGGATTCATCATTTCTTTGAACTACTTGACTATCCCAGGACTAGGCAAGCAAGAACCTCGTGATATCACTTTCGTCGCCAGTATTTTCACCGGAGCCCTAGCTAGCTTCGGCCTGGATACAGCTAAGAAGAGAGGTGATGGAACTTATAAGGCTAACGGGGATGATAAGCCTATGACCAAGAGTGACATTGAAAAGATGCTGCTTAGTGCAGGTAATGTCCAAACAATTCGAGTTGAGAACGGATTAAAGATTTTACCAACAGATGGAGTTAAAGTAATCGATAAGTCACAACCTAAGACATGACTGAACCGTTAACTTTAGATGCGTCTCAAGAGACGCGTTTAGTTGTTCATGATTTAAAAATTGAAAGATTAGAAGAGAAGCAAGATGAATTGCGTGAGAGGTTGAAAGTAGTAGAGAAGTGGGTCATCGGAGCCGCAGCAGTCTTAGCAGCTGGTGTTACTTTGATAGGCTTTGCTACTAACATTTCGAAGGCATACCTCTAATGGACGGAGCAGTTCAAGCCTGGAATAGCATGAGCTATGTAGATGGCTTTTTCTTTACTGTTTGGCTAGTCGGTATTTACTATTTGAAGTGTAAATTAGATAATCACTTCACTAGTAAAAGGAAGAACTGGTGGTCAAACAATTTCAAGAACACTATTAAGGAAGCTATTCGTGAATACAACGAAGAGCAATCATCCTAAGAATCCACCTTGTCAATGTTCTCATTGCTTGGAGCTGGTTAAGCAACAAGACAGAATGGAACAATGGCAGAAGGATAGATTTACAATTAAACTCGCTTCTTAACAATGACAACTGAACCTGAACATAAACTGATTACTCGTGAAGAGTACATTGCTGATATCAAGGCAAGATGGTCACTCTTTATTAAGGAGTGGAATTTATTTATTGAAGATGTCAAAAAGCTAATAGCTTTCCTACAACCTTATGTGACTAAGGCTATTGATACCGTTAAAGGTTGGATTACTAAATTAAAAGCTAAAAAGGATTAGTTCTTCTTTAAATTGCTATGACCATGAGCTATTCCTAGCTCGTGCATTTTTGAGTGTTCTGAAATAGGATCTCTTAATTCTTCTTTACCTGGGCCTATAGTTAAATACATTCCCCATCCAAGAAGAAAGAAGAGTAGTCCAACGATGATGTAAACAAGAATCATTTCTTTAGTTGTTTATGTAATTCTGTTATACATCTTTGTTGTTGTCTTAGTTTCTCTGAGTAATCGTCACCAAGATCGCATCCTTCTTTCTCAGGTCTGTACTTACATCCCCACATAAAAGGCTCAACCCTACTGTAGTAATATTCAGCCCATCTTTCGGCTGAATCCAAGACGGAAAGCATGGCTTTCTCTTGCTGATCAGTAAGGTTGAGTGTTGCCATTAGCCCATTAGTAGGTTTTCTGAGTTGAAGTGTGAGACACCTCTCTTAGGAGGATAGCGATGTTCGTGGTTTTTCAGCTGGTTCAGTACCTCCTGACCAGTGGATTGTAGTAAAGGTTCTTGTGCTAAATGTTCAAAGAGAGAAAGAAGTTTCCGTCGATGAGAAGACATAGAGTCGTATTCTGCAGCTGAAGTCATCGTAGATTCCTAGGCTAGGGTTAATAATCCTTCGAGTTCATGTCTGACTAGACTGATCTCCTTTGATCTTATTCCATTTAGGTTGGACATGAGAGCCTTCTCCCTGTTAGTGCTGTGAATGCAGGCGTGGGAATGGTATTGAGTGAATGTATTCATTACCTTCCATAGGTTATTTTGCCTATCGTTTTGTTCAGCACCTATTAAAGTTTCTTCAAATATCTTTGTTAAAGATTGCCTTTTATTGTTACGTTTCTTTTCTTTTGTTTCAGGATCGTACTTGTCTGGAGAGAACTTCTTAATAACATTCATCGCTTCGTCATTGGATATAGGGGTGGAGATCATTTTGTCTTTCATGGTTGCATAGCAATGAGCTTCTCTAAGTGTTTCAGACAAGATATCGATAACTAAATCTGAATCAAAGGCTCCTCGATGATGCAACTTACGAGTGTATTGATTCATCCTTCTGGACATTCCATTAGTGCAAATGCATTCAACGCTTAAGAGGTTAATGGTAGGAGCACCAACTTTACCGTAAGTATCAGTAACTACTAACCATTGGTCAGTTCTTTGCTCTTTCGGAATGTAGTTAGGACTACTAGGTGAACTGATTCCCATTCCAATATCTTCTCCTGCATATAGCTTTCCATTGTTGTCGGTTAGCTTGCTGGCCATATAAATTGATTTTCCATGATCAAATGAACCAAATACATCCATTGATATTTCTTTGGGACATTGATCGATGAAGTATTGGAAAGTTTTGATGTGATCAATAGGTTGGATGGGAACCCTCGAACCGAACATTCCTAAAACAGAAGATACATCTTGTCTGTCTGATCGATGCCAAAAGTTGTACTTATCGTGTTTATTACCTAGATGATCAATATACGGACGTACTTCGACTTCGAAGTTGCAATCCATCATTGACAGAATGTCTTCTGGTGTTTGCCAGTCGTGAACAGCGCCAGCAGATCCTCTAAAGATCTTGACGTCTTCTTTGTTTAGTTTTGAGGTCATGGTGAGAAAATTAAATTTGGTCTAATCCAGGAAGGTCTTTCCTTTCTAGTTGCAATGATTTGAGCAATTCATCGCTGTAAAGCAAGTAACTAAATACTTCCTTGTCTGACATCTTGTTATGAGGGTCAGTTTTACGTAGATGTTTTCTTATACAGTCGAGTCGAGATATAACTGTTGCTGTCTGCATACGTGTATACAGTTCAACAACTTTTGAAATCACAGCAGCAGTGTTATGCTTGAATTGTTTCATCTGAGAAGCAACGAGTTTTTTGTCTGCTTCTGTAATGTCTGCTCCTAGTTCAGCAATTAGTTCTGGTGGCAGATCTATGACATCGGTATTGGTTTCTATGGAGGCGTAAAGTCGTTCCAAGCAATATAGAGCTAAATCAATATGTTGCATGGGACAAGTTTTATTCTGAGATTTGTCTTCGATTTGTTTTACAACAAGCGTTAAATCTCTAAAGCCTCCACCAGCTTTACCGAAATCTAAAACAGGAATCACATCACTAAGCGGTGTTATCCCTTGTTTTTTATATTTTTCCTTTAAAAGTTTTTCCAACTGTTCAGTTGTAACTCCATCAGGAAAAGTGTCAGACATCGATAGATCCAGAAATAGATGTGAATTGAGGAGCAAGTCCAAGATTGACTCTTGATTTGTTTACTGCTTGTTCCATTGCTGCAATACCTGAGTCGATTAGTGGGGTATCTAATCTGACAGGTTGATTGTCGACAAAGAATTCGCAGAATGTTGCATCTCTTTTGCCTTGCTTACCTTGAAGTATGACGGATCTATTCTTCAGGTCAAGTTCTTTCGTGTAAGCCAAGAAGGAACGATATACATAACCAGATCCAGATGCAGGCATGGCTAATTGATATCGAATAGCAGGAGTAGGGGTTTGTAAAACTGCTATGACATACGGTCTATTGCCTTTCCATTTCGTTTCACCCTTTTGACCAGCTTGACCGTAGAAGCTGACATGCAGATCAGTAAGCATACATAGGAGAGCACTGTTATTAGATTCATCTATTAATGGATCTCCATAAGCTTTGGGATTAGTTGGATGATACAGGCAGAAACATCCCCAGTAAGGATGTGAAGAATCTGCAACAAGTTTGATCTTCTGAGGGTGGACAGGGTTAGATACCACTCCTTGAGGACTGACATCTATTTGAGTTTCTAGTGAAGCTAGTTCTGCCATTGAGCAGTAGCTGCTTTTTGCACAGCTGATAAGGGACACCACAAAAAGATTCTCTTATTGAGAATCATTGCCAACAAAGGGGTTTCAAGGTAATTAGAGTATGTAGGTATGCTTCTTAAACATGGAACTAGTGCCACCTTTAGATAACCCGAAGAAAGAGCAACATATTTTGCTACAGATTGCAGAACCTACCAAGGAGGAAGTGAAGTCTCCTTATGAAGAGTTATGTTCTAGCTTGACGTCTCTGGCTTCTTATGCCAAAGAATTGCAGACTCAGTCTCATTTGATTCATTTGAATTATGAAGCTGCTAATTTTTTAGAAGTACATCAGTTTTTAAAAGATCAGTATGAAGCTCACTTAGAACAATTTGATACATTGGCTGAATTAGTTCGAGCAATGGATCATCTTATGCCTATGTGTGACTGCGGATTAAGAGATAGTCTTCCTCAGAACTGCTTCCAAAGAGTATCTTCTTATGAGCCCAGGCAGCAGCTGAGTACTTATTATCAAAATCTTGAAGATTTAGTTGATATGTCTCGTAAAGTGAATTGCATGGCAGAGCAGTGTGGAGAACTTGGTGTTTCTAATTATTTATCAGACTTGATGACAGATCTTAGTAAGTCTGCTTGGATGGTAAAAGCAACTTTAAGGAATTGTGCCTCAAGTTAAGTCATCTTATTACTACATCTTCTGGGGATTAGCCACAGCTGCAGTCGTAGCAGGCCAAATCTATGTTGGGACTGGCTACAGAGGAATGTCTCGTAGTATTAATCGTTTATTAAGCGATATTACTCTTGAATTGAATCGGGAGTTTCAGTTGGATTATTTAAATCCTCCTCCTTATCGTCCTTTTCAGCCACGCTTTTAGGTCTAAACATTTCTACGAAGGCGTAACATCCTTTGCAATTCCCTACTGCAACCGTATCGAATTCGAAGTCAGTACCAAAGTACTCTGGCTTGCATTCGTGGGTAGCATTCCATATAAGTTCATCGCCGCAGTGCCAGCAATGAGAAGGTTTTTTGTCTACCAAAATCTTGAGAGGTGGTTCTCTCATTAAAACACGATAGGATCTTGACCTTGAGACAGGACAGGTTGCTCGTTGTTTTGAGGTTGATCTTCACGCATAAACGGAGACCAAAGAACTAAGGAATATCTTGTTCCTTTTGTTATAGGTTTCACTGAATGTACCAATAAGGAAGGAAAGACAGCAAGCTCTCCTTGATTTATTTTTATTGAGAGTGGTGTTAGTTTCTTTTCGTCTGGGTCAATCATATCTCGGAAAGACAAGTCCCCTCCTTGAAAAGAACGATAGTCTGAAAGACATAAACTTGCAGAAGAAATCCTAGGAGTTGTAGGCGAAGAGTCCATGTGCCAATTGTAAAAATCTCCTTCCGCGTATTCCGTGAATTGAATTGCTTCTGTGTGATTGATTTCTTGATTAAATCCTGTCTTAGTACATTCAACAAATGCTTCAACTGTTCTTTGCATTAATGGCCGAATAGATTCGAATCTGCTGTCATCAGGTCCAATTATGACACTTTTACTACGACGAAACTCTTCAATCACACTGGCAGAGCTGTCTGGTGTTTCTATTGTTGACGGTTCAACAAAAGGTTTACAAGTTTCTATTACGTATGAACATTCTTCTGGCTTAAGAACGTCTAAACGAGTGACTACTCCTGGAAAAGTCATGATGGTTGAGAGAATTGTTCAGAGAAAGATATATCGCTCAAAGGATCTGTAGCTTTAATAGCACCTAATTTAGCGTCTAATAACTCGGCTCCCCATAATTGATCGGGGTTGTTATGTAAAAGATCAGGAGTCTCGTTGATAATTGGTTCTTTATCCTCTAATACAGGTTGCATTAAGGCAGCTCGTGTAGTTTTTTGATAGAGCTCCTCAACAGCTTCAGGAATCATGCGACCAGCAAAAGCTTCTTCTAGTCCTCTGTTAAAGAGAAGATGAAGCACTTGAGATTTAGGACATCCTAAAGCTGTTGACCATGCGTCTATGAGTTGATTGATAGCTGGCGATAAAGATAATTGAACTTTGATTTGTTTAGGATTTTTGGTTGACGATTTCATTAGACGCTTGTTGCTTTTGTCCGATAGTTAATTGTATCTCTCGTGTACCAATATGCAAGGTTGACTTAATTAGACAATCTTTACTGAGCTCTCTTTTAGCCCAGTATTCCTTGTCTTCTTGAGGAGTATGAGCGTAATCAATAGTCAGTAAAGACATAGAAGGGAGCGATGGTAGGCTCCCTATCTTCCAGCGTTCTTTAGTTGCCTGGGTTTTGCCGTTGAAACTGTAATCGTTGTCAACAAATTTCATAGGTTAGGCTCTTCTTTTACTAAGGTTAGGCGTTGTTGAACTGTTGGCTCAGGAACAGAAGAACCATCAGGTAACCAATCGTAGAAATGAGTTAATCGACCGATACTATTTTCTTTGGGCTTGTACTCAACGATGCGTCCGTAGACGGGAGGTCGCCTAGCACTTGTTTGGTAGCCATCAGATTGTTTATAGACTCTGTCTCCTACTTTGAAGAGTGGTCCTTTACGTTTGTATTCTTTGGGCATCGGTTAGGTAAGCGTAGGTTTTTGCTGGGGGAGTTGACCAATCAATCCAAGGATCGATTTTCATATTGCTGATCTTAAACTCTTTGCCGTCATAACGCTTATAGATTCCTTTCGGATCAAATCCTAAGTCGGATAATCGACCTAGGAATTTGTTCCAAGCATCTGGTTTATCGTATGCGACTAAATCTAAGATCATTTCTCCATTACAGGAGACGCGGAAGTAATAATTAGGGGAACTTGAGTTTGTCTTCTGGGGCATAGTTTCTTTCGAGTCTTTTCAGCTTCTTCACTGCTGAATTAATTTCTGGTTGTATCTCTTGATATGTTCTATCGCTGATTTCACCATCTTCTATCTTAAGTAATAAAGCAGATATCTCTTCAGGGAGGAGACCTGCATAGTAAAGAAACCTAGGCTCGTCAAGAGTTGCAATGTCTGCAAGGAGTTCTTTTGCTGCTGGCATTGTTTTAGTTGTAGTGGAGTTGTTGTTGTTTAGAAGAGCTAAGACGCTCCCAATTACATTCGTGAACATCGAACTTGAATAATTTGGCACGAGTACGAGCTTCAGATTCTATCTCACGGAAGAAGAAAGCTAAGGTTGAATCATCACCTTGACATGATTCTTCAGGAGCTTCTAGCTCGATAACTAATTGATAAGCTATTTTGGGCATGGTGGATCCGCAAAGAATGAGGACGGTTTATTTTGGAAGTAATAGCAAGCATGTTTATCTGCTTTTTGGTACTTCTTTATCAGTTCACAGGCTTCTTTAAAAGAAGGACAAGAAGCGACAGTAGCAATGCGACTTCTGTCGGGTCTTTCTAGGTAGCGTTTAAGTATGTAGATCTTTTGAGGAGATCTCATAGAGTTCATAAGTCTTGCTCCATTGCGTGATAGGAATCTAATGTTGCTGGATAAGGAGGCTTAACTGGCCAAGGCTGATCGTGTTCAACAAGAGTGGTCTTATTGAAACTAATCCAAGGCCATTTTCCTCTGAAGATGATGGAAAATCTGTAGGCTTTCCAAGATGTCATAAACCGTAGCGTTTGTTTAACTTGAGTCGCAGCTCC